CTTGTATTAGCCGACAAAGCACTAGCACCAACCGCAGTATTTGTAGATACAGAACCACCACCTAAACCTACTGTTAGTCCGTGTATAGTTGCATCTGTGACAATCGTAGGTGCATAATTAAATGTCCAAGCACCCGCTGCTGAAATAGTAGCAGAATCTGTAACGCCGCTATTTGTAACAAAATGTATAGCATTATTAGTTGTTGTCCCAATTGCTAAATCGCCAGATGTTGCAGTTAGAAATGTATTATTAGCTAAACTAATAGCAGATCCACCTGTGGCCGTTATACTTATATTAGATGCGCCAGTATATATAGAATTGTTTACTGTATAAGTACCAACCCCGCCTGTGCCTGTACCAAGCGAGGTAACATACGTTCCAGCAGTAATACCAGTACCAGTAAGCAAAGAACCAACTTGTATACCGCCGCTAACAACTGTAGCTATGTTTAAAGTTGTACCCGCGCCCGTAGATCCATTACTAATAGATCCTGTTCCACTAAACAAACCAAAACCAGAACTGTTGATTCCAAAATCACCAAAATAAGTTGTAGCAGTTCCTGAATTGTTAGAAACAATAAAATCCGTAGATGCTGCATAGCCTGAGTTTGTGTTTTGCAATACAGATTGCGCATAACTATTAACACTGGTGCTAAAGCTTGAAAATATATTTGTGTCTGAATAACTTAGCGTTCCATAGCTGTATGCACCAGCAGATAAAGCACCCGTAATAGATTCATTGGCTATAAAATTACCAGATGTAATGGTCGTATATGTAGCGCTTCCATTAATACTTGCTATTTTTACAAAATCTGAAACAACGCTGCTCCAGTACACAATACATTTTTCGCCATTAGATACAGATACGCCCGTGGTAGGACCAGTTACACCCCTGATCACCAACGAATAACCGCCCGTAGTGGAGTTGTTAACCACATACATCTTAGACAAATTAGGTGCATTGATGTACCTAATTGCTGTTCTAGCGCCCGAACAAAGCAACTGCATGTATTGCGCTGTTGTGCCAGTAATATTATTACCAGAAGTTGTACCTACCGTCTGTGATAATGTAACATCTGCATCTGTCGTAAGATTGTTTGTACCTGCTATAGCTATATCAATATAGTCAGTCGTACCGTAATTAATGTCATAACCCCAGTTCCCCGCCTCAGAACCAGTAACCGGCTCTACGAGTTGCAAATTTGTTGAGTATCCTACTGACATATTAAGCTCCTAAAATTGTTGAATTCCAGTCCAATTTGGTGTTTCACTCGTATCATTTAATGACCAATTTGGCGTTTGAGAATCACTTATATTTTGCCACGAAGGGTTCTGATTGTCATCAATTAAACTCCAATAAGATACCGTCATTGTCCCAACTAATCCTGATGCAACAACCCCAGTTAAACTCGCAGTTCTTGCACCCATTGTAACTGTGCCAACTAAACCATTCGCGCCAACACCAGTCAACGCTATAGTGATATTTGGAGATACTGTACCAGCCAGTCCATTTGCAACAACTCCACCCAACGGCACAGATAAAGAACCAACAGCACCACTTGCGTTAACACCAGATAAACTATTCGTATTATTTGGCGTTACTGTTCCTGCTAACCCAGAAGAATTAACTCCTGAAATTCCAACGCTTTGACCTGGAGTTACTGTACCCGTTAAACCGTATGCAAATACACCTGCTAATAAATGAGAATTGGTAACCGATACCGTTCCCGCATAACCTGATGCAGCATCCCCGCTAATATTGACTGAGACACCAACACTAACAGATCCCGCCAACCCTGATGCACTAACACCAGTTAATGCAACCGTAATGTTTGGACCAACTGTTCCTACATTACCCTGGCCATTTACGCTTATAACTGGATCTGCATCGCTCTCAATAACCGTTCCAACCGCACCTGCCGCGTTAACGCCTGTTAATGCTACCGTTCTGCTGGTTGCTATAGTACCTACATTACCCACTGCTGGTACGCCCGTGATGGATAAAGATCCACCCCAAGCGCCAGAACCCCAAGTACTATAACCCCATGTTAAGGCCATACATTAAGATGTTGATAATCTAAGCAAAGCCGATGTTGTCGAATTTGTTGGCATCGTAAGCGTAAATGTACCAGCCGTAATAGTTTGAGAACCAAATGTGTGTACGCTAACCGCAGTATTGGATTGGGTTGAGTTATAAATCAAAACCGTATCAAATGCTGTAGTCAATGTAACAGTTGTATAAACTAAATTTGCAGATGGTGTCCAATAACCTACTCCCGCCGTAGCCGATGAATTTGTGGCAATTGGCGCAGTTGCATTTGTAACAGTAATACCCCCCGCCGTATACCCTGTTCCAGTTACTTCATTCGTAGAAGAATAAACAGTGGTAGCTGCATTTACAGTAGCCGTAGTTACATACAAAGCTGCTTTAAATGTATCCGCCGTGTTGGCAGAACGGGCCGCATTGGTTGAATTAAAATTGTGTCCAGCAGACAATAATTGTCCAAGGAACGATGTGCACATGCTCTGGGTATTCGACATATTAATTCTCCGTTAAATATTTTATTGCTTGCCCAAGAAATTCTGGATTATCCAAAAATAACCCAAGACCAGTATTACATCTCATGCATAACAAACCACGAACTTTCTTGGTCTTATGGCAATGATCTATAAAAAATAACTTTGTCCTTCCGCCCGGCTTATCAGATTTACATATTTTACATAAGCCATTTTGTTGTGTAAACATTTCTTCGTATATTTGCGGAGTAATGCCATATTTATTTTTAAGCCTACTTTTATGTTCAGCAATTAATGCTTTTGCTTTGTTTTCTGACCTATGCTTTTTGTTATATTCATTTTTGCAAGTCATGCATTGTGAAACTGGCTTTCCAGGCCTGTGTGTTTTACGAATTGGAAAAGATGATAATGGCTTTTCTGTTTTACAAGATGTACAAAAATGAGTCAAAGCCATTAGCACAGAGTTCTCCTTATGCCATTGAGGCAGCTATTAAATCCATCCAGGGTGATTTTTTCAGCGTTACATGAGCAGATCGGTGTACCAATTCATCTTCTAAATAGTACTCAACCCAAGTCGTGTATTCGTTATCATTGTCGATTGAACCTTCTTTTTTGACAAGTAAAGAATCGTCCATATCGCCTTTTGTTGTTGTAACAATCATTATGCAATCCTTAAAATAGATGTTGTTGGCCCGTTAACTGGAAACTGAACAGTAAACGAATTTAAACAAGTTTTATCACCACCAAAATTAATTACGCAAACAGATGCGTTGTTTTGACTTTGATTGTAAATTAAAGCAGATCTAGCAGTAAAGGATGCAGGGCTCCAAATTGCATTATTAAATCCCCAATAAGCTACTGTGCCATTTGTTGCACCCGATGTTGGTGGATTAATAATTGTCAATGCTATACCGCCCTGCGTGTACCCTGATCCAGTTACTTCACCAGTCATTCCAGATACATATTGGGTTGTTGATGGACCAATATTGGCCAAACCATTAAACAAAGCAATATAAAAAATATTTGGATTCGTTGGGCCAAAGTTATGCAAACCTTGTGCAAGTTGAACTTTGAAACTGGTAGTGGCGGTTTGTTGTTGTTCAGCCATTATTTAACCGTTTCTCTATATTGCCCAGATCTGTAAGAATCTTGACGCTCCATACCATCTCCAAGGCGTTTTGCAATTTGTACTGCTTCTACATATTTTTTATCGTAAAGAGCAACTAAATCAGCATCGCCCTTCATAAATGTGTAAGCCTCAACTAAAGATCCATACAACAAAACAGAATCAAAATTTTGACCTAGCCAACTGGTTCCAGACGGGTTATTAATAGAGTTAACTTTTAATTGAAAGTTTGATCCACCAGGCAAAGATGCCGATAACAAATCATTAACCGCAAAATAAGAACCATTGGAGCTCAATGTTACAGATGTAACTGCATTGCCAGATACAACAATATCGGCCTTTGCACCACTACCAGTTCCACCTGTAAGAACAGTGTTGTAATATGTGCCATTTGTATATCCAGTTCCTGGCGTGTAAATACTCGTTGTTGCAATAGCAGATTGAACAATTGAAACTGGATAATAATAATAATGAAGCTCTGCGCTATACGCTATATCGGGCGTAGGACCTAAAATAAAAGATAAGTTATTGGTTATAGCAGAGCTTACAATAGCCGGCCCAAAAAGTGCGTAATAACCAGGCGTAGCATAGTAATTTGGCAAGGCAAACGCTTCTCTTATATAGTTAACGTCTTTATTCAACAAATAATTGTATTGGCCTTGAAAGTTAATTGTGCCGCTAACCGTTCCAGAATTAACTACAGACAAATTAACTGTTGTGCCTGATATAGATGTTACATATGCACTAAGACCTATACCTGAGCCCGTTACATATTGTCCAACTTGGATGGTTCCTGTAACACTACCAGATGTTGTAATTGCATAAGTTCCAGATGTACCTGTTGCGGTAACAGATGCAGAACTATAAATAGCCAAAGAATACGGAGCAAGAAAATCTGTTGGGCACGCTAGATATTGATTATTTGGCGTAAGTACTCCAGTCACATTCTTACGAATGGATGGAAATTGAACCATGTTAAAGATTCTTTGCTCAGCTTGTTCAACAAAAATAGGAATATCAGCTACGAAAGTTGCCTCGTAGTTTTGTAAATAGTCCTGTATTGACTGAGAAAGCTGAGAGTAATCTAAACTCATGCCATTGGGCCTCTGCTCATAAAGCCACGCTCAGCAGCGCCAGCACCACGCATTTTGATGCCATCGGTCTTAACATCATTTGCGCCAGGGTTTCCCATGCTTACACGCATTGTTCCAGATAATCTTTTTACATCTGTAGCTTTTAAAGTATTGGGGTCTACTGTAACAAAAGAATCTGTCTTAGGACTAATACGCTTGCCATCCATTGTGTGTGGGGGCGCATATTCATCTGCATTCCCATTGTGTACGTCTTTTGGCCTGTGAATAGCTGGACTATTCTTGGTAGTTGGTTTAACTAATGGTTTCATATTAACCTCCGCGGCTGGTGTGTTTTTGATTCATAGCGCGAGCCATGTTGCGGCCCATAGTCTTAGATTGCTCAGACGTAATCCCGCCTTTAGCCATTTTTGACATGCCGCCTTTTTTAAGCTTGGATAAATTTGTGTGTTTACCAGGATGCTCTTGTTTATCGTGCATACTAAAAGCTTTTTTGATGAGCTTTTTGTCTTGTTTAATATCATCTTTTTCCATAAATACTCCTACGTTGTTACTATTGATACGGTGCCTACTTGCACATTTACTTGCAAATAATTGTCTGTTAGCGCAACGTCAAAAGCACTTGCGCCACCAACAGGATTCCATCCCCATTGATAAACCCTACTTCCTTCAGATGGGAATCCATCTTGATTGATGTTTGTACCATTACTAGTACAAGTTTGCAACCCAGTACTGCCAGATTGGTAATAACTTCTATCAGGCCTTGGATCTCTTACGCCCTGCGGATCATCAACTGGGTACATACCAAGTTGTAACTGCGGTTGATCTGGGTCCCAACAAGTTGGACACACTTTTAAATTGTAAACCTTTGTTTTTATTATTTCTTTCTTAAGATCAAACAATTTATAACGAAATCCACAGCGATCACACTCGGCAATCGAGTTTTTGCCAGATGAAAACCTATTACCCATTAGGTACTTCCACCAATATACATTCTTCTGGGCACAAAACGCACAGATGCCTTTTCTCTATCCTCTGTAGAAGCCAATTCCCATGCCTCATCGTACTGTTGTTTTAGTAATTGGATTCTTGTTAAGCCATTTGGAACTTTTAATGCCAAATAATAAGCCAATCCAGCCACCATACAATTAACAAATCTAAATGGTACGTCCATTACGTTAACGCCAGCACCAACATCTTGCATCCTGCGTAATCTCCAGTATACAAACTGGTAATTTGCCGCTGAATCAGGCGTTGGCCATACAGTAATACTGTTCTTTTGAGACAAAATAATAGGAGCACCCAACACATGTGAGGCCGCAGTCGTTGTTCCTTGGCCTCTTGTGCAATTAAGTAAGTATGCTGGGTTACCATTAGCCGCAATTTGTATCTCGTTATACCCAATAAGCTCAGAATCTATAGTAATCCAGCCTGCATTGGGTATGCCAACCACTGAAGTGACTGGAATTGATGTATCTGTTGCACCAATAGCAGCATAAATAGCACTGCTTGTTGGTTGATTTTGAGCCGTTAAACGCTGAATCCAAACCTGAATAGGCCTGCCTTGAGTTAATTTATTGGGAAGCGTTGCATAAGTAGAAACACTGATTCGCGTAATTGTTAAATCAGACTGATTGTTTGTACTGTTTGCATTTGTTCTAATAACTTGCTCAAGTAAATCTACAGTATCGTCCGGCAAAGCATATGTTGGCTGCCCTTGAACAAGAGAAATATAATCTTGCTCAAATGTCCACATATTGATACCGCGGTTAGCCCAATCGGTAAATAAAAGATTTAAAGATCTTCTGGCTGTTCTTATATCATAACCCGTTCTTACTTCTACACCTACGCGTTCAAAAGCCTCCTCAATAACGTCAGTTAACTGAAGATTGAATGCTGAAACGCCAGATGTAGTAGCCATTATTTAGGTGCAACTTGTTGCACTTGCGCAATGCAAGTAAATATATTTGGAATAGGTTGGGGTGCAACATGTTGCACTTGAGTTGTTGTAAGAGGAGCAACAACTTCTACAGTAACCTTTTCATTTTTTGGCAAACTCATTTCTTTTTCCTTGTTTTGGCAGATTCTACAAAAGCTTCTTGAGTTGGCGCACCCTTGCTACCTGGTTTACGCATATGCTCATCAGATCCGTGGGCTATCCTTTCTTGTTTTGCATGAATATTTGCATAAAGTCCAACAGGACCACCTTTTTTATAAGTGGATTTTTTCTTTCTACCTGGCATTTTTGATAGATTCATATCTCCCATGCCCCGACTAGCCATCATCTCATGTGACCTCTTGTGTGTCCACGCTCAATACACCCATCTCCCCTAGAAGCGCCGCCTTTAGCCATCTTCTTATGCTTAACCTTACCGCCTTTTTTCATGCCTTTACCAGCTTCTTCAGCCGCCATATCGGTTTTTCTTTGGGTTTCTTGTTCGCTACGTTCTTTTTCAGTTTCGTAACGATCTTTAGGCGTTACATATTCTTCATCAGGTTCATCAGTACGCTGTGGATTAACAAATCCGCGACCAGCTCCAGCATCTTTTGTAGCCATGATTTATCCTTTAACGTGACCGCCGCCACACATCACAATTTTGCATTTGGTATGGCCTTTTTCAGCACAACCATCAGCGCGTTCATGACAACGATGAGTAGCTCCACCTTTTTTCATTCCTGGTGGACGAGCCATTGCTCCTTGTGGAGGCATAGCAGGCATAGGCCTAGCAGGCATTCTGCCTGGCATAGGTCTAGGTTGGCCCATCTGGGCAGGCATAGGTCTAGCAGGCATGGGCATAGGCATAAAATACTCCTAATCGTGTTTTTGGTGTTTGTGTAAATGCTCAATTGTTTCATGGTGCATTTCATGGCCAGCAGCATGTTCTTTATGATGATGGTGATGATGCTTATGTCCACCTTCCTCATGCTGCTTCATATGGTGAACCATATGTTTATGCTCATGGGGATGCTCATGCCCTGCGGGATGAATGTGTTTTTCGTGTTCTGGATGATTCATATTAGTTCCTTAACAAGCTTTGCCGCCACGTTTCATGGTATGAGTTTTCCCGCCTTTTTTCATGGCAGGGCCTTTTACGTTATATAAAGGACCGTCCCCAACTGTGTTGCCACCCATTTTAGGCATCATAGCTCTAGTTCTTCCTTTAATTTCAACAGAGTGCTCGCCATGCGGCTTAAATCCACCCTCTTTGACTTTGCCCATCTTAGCAGTAGTCATTCCTCTTTTTTCTTCAACGCCATGTCTACCAGTGGTTTCACCACCAGAAGCCATTTTTTTAACGTGACCGCCGTGTTTCATCGCTTCTTTTAAGTGATGATGCGCCATCTTCATATGATGCGAGTGCATTTCATGTTTTTCCATATTTCCACCTTTTTTAAATGTGCGGCCTGTGTCCGCTTTACTGAACTCTTGCCCCACACTTTGAGGGACCCCTACTTTCTTGGCGAACGATGGATTGTGGGCCACCGCTTCCATGAAATTATGTTGTTTTTTACTGCTGCTTGGCATTTTTATTTACCCATCTTTGAACAGTATCTGTTTCCCAAATCCTGATGGTCATCCAAACAATTGTAAGTAAACCACCAATCAATGCAACAATAGGTGGAAACCATGACATAAAACCGCCCAGTCCTATAACTACGGCTGCTCCATCTGTCATTGTTTTTGCATCATGTGTATCCATTATATAAATTTTCCTTTAGTATGACCCCGTTCAGCAATACCATCTGCTGTTTTTATATATCCACCTTCAGCGCAATTCCAAGCTCTTAAACTTTTATTAATCCGGCTGTCTGGGTCGTTCGCTGTTTTCGAGGATGTTAACTTTTTCTTCATGCCACTCATCCTTGCGCAAAAGGAGTCTCTCCTTGATCCCCCCTCTGGTTGAGGCGGTTTTAAGTTGTGCCCTTCTTTCTTTGCGGAAGCTCGCCCCTTGGCGTTTAGCCCCCCGTTCGGGTTCTTCCCCTCTTTGCGTTGCCATGCAGGAGTAGCCATTTTAAGATCCGTTAGAAATTACTTTACCGGCAATAATCACTCCGGCTGCAATGGTCGTAGCTGTGCTTGTAACCAATTGCCATTGAACGTCTGTTTTTTCTGCGTACAAAAATGGGTCAGAACTTCTATTTGCCGTATAAATGGAAACAAACGGTTGTTGTAACACATTTAGTTTCACACCGTTAGCGTTGTTAATTGCTTGAACAGAATAAGTAACAATATTGGATGATGTATAACTGTTAGATGTATTTACTTCAGCAAAGTCCAAATAAAATGAATACCCTGCAGGCACTGTGTAAATAGTGCTTTGTGTTTTACCAATTCCCGCATTAATTTGTGCAACAATGTTTGAAACTTGTTTTAAAGTGATAGTACCTACGTTAGTACTTTGGCTGGTTCCAGGCAAAACCATTATCATACTGTTAACTCTATAATAGCTATTAACAGTTGTTACACCTGTAACGCCATTCATTGCCAATGTTTCAGAAATAGGTTTAAAGTTGGAATCTAAACCATTAATTAGTATGTTTGCAGAGGTATCATCTGATGCAGAACTACTTACCAATGTAAGCGTTGATGCTGTTGTAATATAGGTATAAGTGGTTGCGTTTTCCCACACTGGAATTTTTGTATTTCCAATAGCAGACTGATACCCAAACAAACTCAGTGTTTGATGCCCATAAATTTGATTACGAGAAACTTGCAAGTCAAAAGGCTCATATCTAGCCTGTCGAGTAATTGAATTTACCGAGTTGTTTGTACTTGGTACACCATTGGAACTTTGGTTTGCCATAATTAATCTCCTTAAATCAAGAAATGGGGGCCTAAGCCCCCGCAATTAATTAGTCAAAGTTACCGTAGGGGTAAGTTGTCAATGTACCAATGTTGTTATCAGGCTGTGTATAACGCAGAGTAAAATAAAACTTACCCGTTGACAATACACCTGTTGCTACCGTAAACGGAATCAATACAGTAAATACAATTTGTGAGAAAAAGCTTGGTTGTGTTCCAACTTGTGGGTTCTGTATATCAGAACTTGTAGATGCCTGTGCTATAAATTGTGCATCTGTGAATGTTGATAAAGATTGTCTACCCACAGCAGAAATAGTTCCTGTTGATGCGTATGTGGATGTGTTAAATGCGTTACCAACAACAACGGATACGTTACCAATAGTTCCTGCTGACAATGTTGGAACAACTCCGCAATCAATAAACAAATCATTGATAGCACACCCGGCCGGTAAATACATAACAACACCACGGTAAATAGTACCGCTTGTACCTGTTGGGTCGGCAGTAGGCGTTGTTGTGGTTGGGCCACTTGTACTAAACGTAGAACTAGGTGTATATAGTTGTCCGTTTAGGTTAGGTATTGAATTACCCCAAACAAACTGTCCAGAGCCTCCCGAATAACCAGCAGAACCCAAAGTAGTAACTGCAAAATTAATATCTGTTGCCTGAACTAAATCTGTGTATCCAATGTCTCTTAACGGCCCAAATCGGTTATCACCAGAAATAATTGGCCCATCAAATGTACTGCGTCCCATAATAATTCCTTATGCAAAAGTTACCTTGTTAATCGTTGCATCGTCTGCTGGGCCAGTGGCAACAAGGTTGAAGTCCCAGATAAATGAAATATACACTAAATAGAAAATTTGTCAACAAAATTTACATAAAAAAAGGGCCCCTTTTGAGAGCCCTTTTTATCAAGTGCAACATTGTTGCACTTTGCCTTAAGTTCTTAATAAGAACCGTAAAGACCTAATGGATCAGAGTATCCAAATGAATAACGCTCGCGAGACTTGTAACGGACGTTACCAGTATCAAAATCGCCGTCCATTGAGTTTTGGAGTGGAACACGTTCAAAGTGCTTTAATCCATTTGGTACATCAGTTGTTAAGAACCATGCGTTTGGCGCTGTCAAGAAGTGGTTAACAGTGTAACCTTCTGGAATAGAACCATTGTTCTTGATGGCATTAACATCGTTGTTGTTTGTACCAACGCGCAACTCTGTCTCTAAGAGACGAGTAGCAACGAACATTAATGCTGGTGGAACAATAAGCTTCTTGGGGCGAGCTGCGATCAAAAGACTACGCTCATCTGTCCATGCGGCAATTTGAATAACGGCATTCTCAAGAGAAGTTTCGTTCAAATCGGCAGGAGTAGATGGAGTGTTAGAGTTTGTACCGCCAGATACCAATGGGTGAGCTGTATTCAACAATGATACGCCGTCACCACCAACATATTGGCTGTTAAATGCGTTGTTCAAAATTGAAGCAGCTTTAACCTGCTTGGTATATGCCATAGCGCGAGCCAGACCCTTGGTGTAACGAGCAGACAAGCTGTCGTACAAGTTATCCTCAATCGCCTCTTCAGTAATTGAGAATCCAAGAGCAATAGTCTCATGGTTGTAACG